ATTTATATCCGCATACTTTTGACCTATAATTTTTCTTTGTGCTTCAAATAATTCAGGAGTCATCTTACCTTCTTTTTTAAAGTGACTTAAAAAATTAAATAGTTTTTTATCAATAGCATTATCTGCGTAACGCATTGCTTCAGTTCTTCCTGATAAAAGTTTTAAAGTTTTGCCTAGTCCTCCAATCAATCCAGTAAACAAAGCACCTTCTGTTCCAAATTTAACTCTGTTGACTAAAGCTCTACTTGGATCATAGTTGTCTCCTTTATTTTCATGAAGTCTTGTGGGTCCACCAATCAGTTGACCAAAGGTTCCAGCTTTTTCTACATCACCTATAAAGATTCCTTCAGCTACACCTCCTGTGATTGCACCTACGCCAAATTTTGCTACTCTTCCTTTCTGATTTAATCTTGCAAGTTTACTTGCACTCTCCATTAATACTTTACCAGACTCATCCGTCATAGTAAAATACTTACCTAATTTTTTAGATCTTAATGCTGTATTCGCCATTGAAGTTCCTATTTTAAAACCTACTCCACCTGGAATACCAATGTTAACTAATAGTTCTGTAATTTTTCCTGCAGTAGTAGCCGCAGCTTTCTCATCCCACTCGGTTAGATCATCAAAATATTTTTCTACTTGTGCTGCTTTGTTGGTACCAGCCCCTAAGTCTATAAGACTTGCACCTAATGAAAATAAACCTTTTGGAATTTGAATAAGACCTGAACCCACTCCCGCAAGAATAGATTCGAATTGAGATATTTTATTATATTTTTCTGGACCTTCAACAATAGATTCGCTTTGTTTATCTAAGGTCGCAAGGGAGTTAAACGACATGGTCCCTCCTATGAATCAAAACTCTTATTTACTTCAGACTTCCACCATGCGGCAAGTTCATTCATTTCATCTGCATCTGGATCAGGTTCTAAAGTTCCTTCTGCATAGCCAGCTCTGCCTCCGCTAGCCATTTTTTCTGTTACTTGAATATCTTCTGTCTCCCTGAAAAAATTTCTTTTGCTTCCGGGGTTCTTTTTTATATGTGCATAAGTGTCTGCCATTTTTTTCTTTTCTAATATTTTTTTAAATGCAGGAAGGGACATTTCATTTTCAGCTAAATTTTGAAGCCATACTTTAGAGCCACCCGGGTTCTCTACAATTTTAATACCAATCTTAGCCGCTTCATCATAGAGGACTGACTTGTCGTTGATGTCTACGCCTTTAAGGTTAGTTGTAATTTGCAGTTTAATGGATTCGTTTTTTTTCTCTAAGTCAGAAAGATCAGGATCATCAATAATGTTTTTAGATTTTTTTTCTTCTGAATTCTTAACTGTTAAACCACCTTTAGCTTGTTCATATGAATCAAAATAAATTTCTTTTGCATTAGCTGTTTGTGCATTTTCAACTACTAGCCATTTCTGGTTTATCGGATTCCAATAAACCATGCCTCCTGCTAATTGAGCTATGTCAAAATCCCATTGGCCTTCTATTTTTTTAAATGCAGAAGATGGTACTACCATTGCTGTTACCACTTCATCACCGCCCTGCATGTTATTAATGGTTACTAGTCCTTGAGCAATTCCTTGAGCATAGCCCGCTAGTTCAAACTCTGATCCTGGATTACCTCTATTCGTAGATGCAATCTTAATAATGTTTTCTGTTAATTCTGATATCTGTCTTGGTATAGACTTATCTTTTAATAAAGGATTCGTTGTACTAATTTGTGCTAGTACTTTATCTCTTTCAAATTTTTCTTTGGCTGCTAATCTTTCAGCATCACTTTGAATGTTAGCTAATTCAGCTGCTTGTGTTAGGGCTTCATCTGCTCGTCTAGATTGACGAACACTAGTTGCTCCTTCAGCAAGCATTTCTCCTATAGTTTTAGCAGAGCCATCATCTTTATATGGACTTGCTAAAGCACCAAAGCCTTCTGCCGCATAACTCATCTCGCTTCTAGGGTCTGCATATAACTCTGATCTTCTTTCATTAATCTCTTTCCATGTTGGTTCTTGGAATCCTGTTCTATTACCCATTGGGTTTCCTTGAATCATTCCTCCACCAATTGTTCCACCACCATAGTAAGTAGGTCTAGGGGTATCGAAAGGTGAAGTTATGCCAGTCCCTTGAGCCTGGAAACTCGTTGACCCACCTCTTTTAAACATCGGTCTCTTTAAAATTCTATTGTACATATTAATTTTGTGGTTGCTGATAATAATTTGATCCAACAAATCCTTGAATAGGTCCTGGAATTGATCCCATCATTGGCGATGCTTGGGTACCTGCAGCTTTATTCTGTGATCCAAACATTCCCATAATTTCTCCGGAAGATAAACCTCCACCAATTCCTGTTACCCATGGTACTGGTTGGAACTGTTGTGATGGTGCTCCAGGCATTGCTCCTGCAATACCTCCGTAGATGTTTGCCACATCTTGAATTCTAGATAGTGGTAATTGGTAACCTTGTTGTGCACCTAGAGCTAACTGATTTAGTTTTTGTTGTTCTAGTAATTGGTTTTGTTGACCTAATGTTTGTAGACTTGCAATTCCTTCTTGTTCTAATCCAGTTTCATAAGTCGCTTGAGCTTGTAGGTTAGCGAGTTGTTGTTGCTGTTGTGTTAATGCTTGTTGGTATCCTTGACCTGTTAGACCAGCAAGTAATGCGGCTCTATTTCTATCAGACTCTGATTGATAGGTACCCATTTCAACACCTTGTCTAGCTCCACCAAAAGCTCCAACGTTATAAGCGTTGTCTCTAATTTGTTGTCTTCCTCTTCCAGCTTGAATGTCATACTCTTGCATAGTCGTATCTATAATTTCCTTTTGATAAGGAGACATAAACTGTTGATAACCTTTAGCTGGGTCTAATAAATTTTGTTGAGAGATTTGATCTAAATAAGGTTGGTAAGCAGCTATTCCTGTTCCACCTGTAAAACCTGTAACTTGTCCTGTGGCATCTCGTTGAATGTTACCCATGCCATACATGTCAGCAAGTCTTTGGGCTCCTTTTTGTTGGAATGCTGTTTGACCTGCAACTTTAGGAGTCATTGCTCCTACATTAATAGGAGTTCCTAGTTGCCCGATACCATATTTAAGTATCTCTTTACCGTAAGGGGCTAATGTTGCGCTGGGTAATAAACCACCCGAAGCGCCTGTGTCATAGGTTGTTGCCATTACGCTGTCATCCTTTTAGCTTCCGGTCTTGCTTCTAAATTTTTCATTGTGTCATACATTCTTTTTGCACCTTTATTAATACTTCCACCGCCTGCAGCTCTGACTGCATCGGCTGTCATTACAAATTCGTTTTTAGATAATCTTGCTGGGACATCATCTTTTTTTTCATAAGCTCCAATTGGAACAAAGCCACCAGAGAATCTATAATCTTTTTCCATACCACCTAGATCCATGATACCTCCATTAGCTTTTCTAATTCTTCCGCCTTTATTATACTCCTCATAACCAGTAAAAATTTCTTCAGGTACATTCCCATATTGAGTGTCTCCCATAGATATTCTTTGTACGCTTTTATCAACACTTTCAGGAGTGATCATATCCATTGATCTATCTAATCCTAAAATTCCTAGGTCTTCAGTTCCCATAACTTCTTCTGCTTGCAGCATTGCAATCATGTCTTCTATCCTCATAGTATCTGTATCTATATTTGGAAACTTATTCATAAATTTTGTAAAAATTTCAGTGTAAGCGTCTTCAGTCATTTGATTTCCTTCCATTAAACTTCTCATTTGACTTGACATTTTTAGAGGAGGTGCTGCATCCGGCTGATCTACAGCTTCAACTCTGTCTCCTATATTATAACCTTTTCTCAAACCTGCGATACCACCAGTAGCCATAGGTCCTGGGACATTGCCTGAACTTAATTCTTTTTCAGCTTGTGCAGCTGCTTCTGCCGGGGATAAATTCATTTCTAATAATTCTTGATATCTATTTTCTAAGAATGCGTCATTGCCTTCATGAGAAGCCATCTGCATGTTTTCTGTAGTAGGTGCTTGACCCTTAAGCATGTCTGACCAGTCACCACTATCAAAGAAAATTTCAAAATCAAATTCATATATCTCTTGATCTATTGCGCCTGAATTCCATACACTCCATGCGCCCTCTCTAGGGCTTGCTGAACCTGGAGCTCTTACTTGTTCGCCAGTAAAATCGATTCCTGTTTCTTGTTGCAAGTCCAATGGAGTAATTACTTCTTCATCCATTTCCATTACTTCAACTGCTTCAGGTCCTCTTGCGTATCTCTTTCTTTGTCTATTCGGTATGGACATTAGTCCACCTTTAGCTGCAACTGCAGTAAAATCTGTAACATCAGCTTTAGTAGTAGGTACTCCTGATACTGTCATAGGTGTTAAGTTAAGATCAACAGCTGCTTCTGCCTCGAAACCAGCTGCTGCAGCTTGTCTCATGTAATCATCATAAGCTGCTTGTTGCATCTCATTTTTTTTCTGTTGATCCTTATAGGCCCCATATGTAGATAAGGCTGCTATTCCTGTTTTAATTAAGCCACTGTATTTTGAAGCTGTATCAGCTGCTCCTGTTACAAAATCCCATGCTGTTTTAAAAATACTCATTATTCTAATTCCTTAATGTATGATTATATATGAAAATCGCAGGGATTACACCTGAACCTATCACTTTACTTGTTTTTTTGTTCATCGTCAATATCTTATACCTTACCTGTATCAGCCCCTAAATGGATCTGTGCTACCTTTACATGTACGTCTCTTCGGATGTGTTCTCTTTTAGTAGCTGTAGCTGGGTTGTCTACATCATCATCAGCTTCTTTGTCTGACATATATTCTTGCCCCGTTTCTTGGTTGGTAAGAGTTACCTCGACTTGTGGCTTAATATAATGGACTGTTTTCCCATCAATTTCTTGGGTTTCTCTACTTGCTTCTTGTTCGATAAATGGCATAATCCTCCTATGATCTGCTTGTTTGTAGCACAGCGGCCGTCATTGTTATAGCATTAGCTTGACTCGCTTGCATTTGAATTTTATCTCCGGCCTCTAATATTAACACATTGTTAAAGGTTAGTAAATCTACACTATTACTCGCATCTACTGTTATTTTTTGATATTCAAAACTGGTACTTGAAGAGGCATCATATACGGTAACAGTGACATCTAGATTACTTCCATGATTATTATATAAATTAATAGTTTTTACAATAGAAGTTGTTTCATCAGGAACGAGATACATTTGCTGTGTAGGACTGGTACTGTCTAATAATTTTTGAATGTTTTTATATACGTTTGCCATTAGCTTAAAAAGAAATTAATCCTTTCTGCATCATCCTTTTCAGGTTGTTGATAGGTTGAATTAAGTTGTTCTATAACAGAACTAATCGCTCTGTTAATTTGTCTTTGGTTGTCTTCTGTGTATTCTCTTCTAGGTTCTGGTAATCTTACTACTATTTTAGCCATTATCTTCTCCCGTCCGCTTGAACATCTACTTGAAAAGTACCATATCTCCAGTCCTCACCAGCGCTTTCGTTCTCTATTTTAACACTTGCATATCTTCCTCTAGCTCTAGTATTGAATTGTGTAGAACTACGTAGCACACTAAAAGGACTTAAGGTACTATCGGTTCTGGAAGATGAAGGAAAATTTTTTAAACCCACTGTTACTTTAGCAGTACCAGTTAAAGTTTTAAAATCAGGAATAAATCTTCTCATTGCTAAAAAATATTCTCCCATCCCTTTATCGGTTTGAATAGCAAAATCATAAGACTGAAGGGAAGAAGTTAAAGCAGTGGTAGATCCATCAGGGTTTAATTGATCGGTTCCAGTTTCTTGTTGGAAGTAAACGGTCTGACCTAAGCCTGTTTCACCAATGATACTTGGAAAAGTACCTGTTGCAGAACTATTAAATTGAGTTGCATAAGGTTTAGGATAAACAATTGAATCAATCCATGTGCTTCTAATGGAATTAGTATTAACTCCGGTATACCAAACTCCTGTTGGAAGTTGGGTTTTTTCTCCATAATTATATACGACATATCTGTCGTTGTAGGTTTCACCCGAGCTTGGGTAATACCAAACTACTTCTGTAAATAAGTTATTAATACCCGCATAGACTTGTTGTCCTTTAGTGGTATCAAAATCGCTATAAACATAGTCTTCTACTGAACAAGATAAAGAATTAACCGTACCATCAAAGGAGAAGAAACCATTGTTCCCCATCCAATAAGCAACACCATCAATTTCACAGCATGCATTCTGGCCAATCAATCCACAGTTTGTACCTACTTGTTCAAAGCCAAAGACAAAGTTTCCACCTACAAATTTCATAGAGTAAAGAGCATTGTCGGTCCAGACTAGAATATTTTCTTTTCCTTTAATAGCTCCCATAATTCTTGTACCATCTTGAAGTCTTTGTGTACCTGCCGTATTATCTGCTTGTGGAGCAAAAGTGTTAATCTCTTCTTGATTTGAGAATCTAATAAATAAATCATCTTGAGTAGAATCTGTTCCAATAGTTGTTTCAGTTCCAAAATGAATTAAGTGTCGAGTTGTAGGAGAAACTAAAGTTAATCTACTAGCTGTAGGATTTCCTTCAGTGCCACTAATTGCGGTTACATAACCACTTGTTATAGTTGAAGCTCTATTGCTAAATCTAGCTGATCCACTAATTCCTGAATTCCATGTAAAAGTTTTTCCATTAGCAATTGTTGCAACTAAAACTTCACCCCAGTTACTTAGAGACCAGAGACCTGGTTCTAGTGTAACGTCTGAAGCGTTAACTGCATTCCCCCATTGAGTATAATTTGTTGCATCATATACTATTGTCCCATCACTGTGCGCGCTTCCAGTTGTACCAGCAACAGCTGTTCCATAGGATCCTCTAGTAATTGTTGTTAAATCATTTGAAGAAATACCAGTGTATTTAATTAATTCACTGTCTACTAAAATTGTTCCATTGCTTGAAGTAAATCCTGTTGTTGAATCTAAAGCAATACTTGTTCCTACACCACCTGTACCAGCTGTATCTGCATTTAAAGCTCCATCTAAATTACTAGTTTGAGCACCACTAATAGTTCCACCAAAATTACCAACCCCAAATCCATAACCATAAGTTTGAGCCGCTGGACCCACGGTTGCATAAGGTTGAACCTTCATACTTCCACCAGTTGAAACTGCAGCTGACGCTTGGTTTAAAGAGTTAATAGTAAAAGTTACAGAAGTTGGAACAGATAAAACTTGAAATTTTTTATCTTCAAAATCAGTTGCATTTAAACCAGTACCACCAGGTAGAGTAACACTATTTAAAACAATAATGTCTCCTACTTCTAAACTGTGATTAGATGTTGTAGTAATTGTACATTGTTTATTTGTAGTACTATCTGTTGCTAATGTTGAACTAGTAAATTCAATTTGAGCTCCAGCATTATTAGAACGCCAAGGAGTTATATCGTAAAGAGTTCCTTCAAAATATAGAAGTAAAAATTTATCCGTACCAATAGCTACATATTTATTGCCTTCATTATCTACAAATGCGTGTTGCCTTCTAGCAACACCTACTATAGTATCAGTTAATAAAGAAGACCATCCCCCTACTTTTTCAGGAAGATTATATCTAAATCTAACATTATCTGAATCTATCCAACGGTCTGTTGCTCCGACAGCAGTATCCTGCTTATCGACACCCGGCTGAAATTTCATTTCAAAGAGAGCCATAAGTTTAGCTCCTAAGCTGTATTGGTTTTGTAAGCCCAGCCTCTAGTTGCATCTACATACACTAAAGTAATGGCTTGACCATTTGTATTAAGAGTTAAATCAGATGTAGCAGTATTAATTGGTTGGCCGTTTCTTCCTATTGTACAATTATTTGAATTCCAAGTTCCTCTTGTATCCATAACCATTACTTCATCTCCTACACTAGGAGATGCCGGTAAATTAACTGTTATAGGGTTAGCTGTTGTGTTTGCAAAAATTTGTGCTCCTGCAACAGCAGTATAAGGACTGTTTGAATTAGTAATAGTTGCGTATCCTTTTTCAAGAATAGTAACAACTGTTTCTGTTCCATTTGATTTACATAAAACTGTTGCGCCTGGAGGGATGGGTTGTTCTGTTCCTGAAGCAGTTAACACTCCTAGAGTTCTATTAGACGCTCCTCTAACTGTTTCATCCTTCATAATCCAAACTCTTTTTGCAGTACCTGGCATAGTAACTGTTCTGTTACCTGCTAAAGTACCATAAAGTCTGTAGTATATATTTTTACCTGTTGAAGTTGCTCCATCAGTTAAAACAAGAGTTGAACTACCTGAAGCTAGATCTATATCTAAAACCCCAGTTGAAGTTTGTTCTACGATTTGTAAGTTTGTGTTAGTTATAGTACCCCATAAACCAGCTTTTTCACCAGTTGTTATGAGTTCTATTTGTGCGTTTGTTGAATAAGTTGATGCCATAATATTACGTTCTTGTATCTATTGGTGTCCAGACCATAG